ATGGGCCGCGTTGGTAGCCTGTTCCTTCACCACCTCGCGGAAATCCAGGTAGATGAACACGGCTATCACAAAACCGCCGAAAGTGACGATCTCACGCGTATAATCGCGGATCACTCCCAGATATTCCTTGAGGGGTTTGCACATGGCCTTATTTCTTGAGAGTTTGCACGACGGGCGGAACGTCCGTAACAGGCTGGGCCTGGGAATAGGAGATATGCCCCTGCTCAATGACGAGGCAGGAGCCGTCCTTGCATACCACCGTCTTTTCCGGCGTCACGTCAACGGAGTGACCGCACCCGTTGACGGTGATATACCCGGCTCCGGCCAGAGCTCCGATGACGGCCCAAATCACGTACTTAACCCAATTCCCCCAGCGGGCGGATGCCGCCTGCTGGGCCTTTTCAATGTCTTGTTTGTTGATGTTCATGTTATTTACGTTTGGTAAAGTATTTGAAAAAATCCACGGCGGCGGGTGAAGCAACCGTAAATTCGGAGTAGTCACGGGACGTGAAAATCCGGCGGCCCCCTTGAGAGTTGACGGCCTCCACGGTCAACTCCACGGTTTCCGCCGTCCGCATAGGGTCATCCGATTCCGGGGCGTAGAATTCTTTCAGCCGCGCCCAAACCTGCACCGCCTGCCAGTCCTCACCCATGCCCACCAGCGCGGACACGACGGCGGCCATGGCCGGGTTCTGTTCTGCTGGTATCTCGTCCGCTGTATAGCGGGCCGGAGGTCGATAACCGCCTGCGGCATGGTAAATGGGCGTCAAGGTGAATTCCTGCCAGTTGCCGGGCTTGGGGAACTGAATCTGTATTTCTGCGTTATTCATTCTATCGGAATGTTAATATCTTCAAAATCAGCCGTTTCTTCGGATTCAATGGCATTGACAGCCAAAGCTTCCAGAGCGTAATAAACCGGGTTCACATTCCCCGGCTGGTAGTTGGTGCGCTCCGCCGCCCCAACAAACACGTTGACAGATCCACCGGAAATTCCCGGTATATCTGTCACAATGGAGGAAAACCCCGTGCCCGTTTCAAAGGTGGTCACGCCGCGCACCGCGGCAATCTTCCAAAGTTGCTGACTGCTTCCCCCGCCTGTCAGCAAATACAATGAGCCATAGGCGTCCCCATAATCCCCGGCATTGTACGAACGGGGGGCATATTGATGATAAATGACTTTATTGACAATATAGGGAATTGGCTCGTTTTGCGTCGCCGGGATAAAGCTGGTTGTAGTCTTTACCTTCCAGCTCCGCGCGGTCTCGGCTGCGTAGATTTCCCGTACGCGGATGACATATCCGCCGCGCGCCGTATCGCGCGCATTATCAAACGTAATATCAAGAATTTCGCCGGTATTATAGGCCAGATCATTTCCGGGGATGATACTGTAAGAATCCAGCGTTAAATCTTTCCGCACCAGCTTTGTCCCCCGCCCAATGCTCACGGTCAATTTCCCTGCATTCGTTATTTGCCATGGGACGGCAAAACCCGCAAAACTGGAATAATTCCATTGTCCCTTGGGCCCTGCAAAATAATGCACAATCGTGCTGTGCGTCCCGGCACGCACGTTCGTCTGTGCATACTGTCCGGGGATGAGAACGGTAGTTGCCGCCGTCCCCGTCGCCGTCACCGCGCCCGTGTCCAGATAAGCCGGCAGGGTAAAGAGGCCCGTCACGCCGGCCAGTCCAGAGGCGTACAGGCGATTAACTCCCCCCGTGGCTGTTGGCGCTCCCACGGCAAGCGGAATATTGATGCCGCCGTTGGCGTTAAGTGTGCTTGCAACAGTTGCGGGGCCAATACAGTTCAGGCTTGCCCCTTGTGCAATGTTAAGCATGCCCGATTCGTACATTATTGTTCCGCGCCACCATCCCCCGTCCCGAACATCAAGGGACTGCCAAAATCTCGTGATGCCGTAAATCTGATTACAAGTCCCCGCGCTAACGGTGCCATCCGGCATCCCAGCGATCAATGGCCCGTTGATGGCAGCCGATTCAGCGGTCAGGGCCCCTCCAATGTCCACATCGCCAACGTTGGATTCCAGGGTTCCCGGTTCTCCTTTGTCCCCTGGCCGCCCTTGGGGGCCACGGGGGCCTTGTCCCAAAATAATTTCCACCCGGCCTGTTTCCGCGCCGGGCAGGGTGGCCGTTACGTACCATTCTGCACGCTGTTGCGGATCCGCCGGCGTGACACGTTGGGCAATATCTATTTCCCCCTTCAGGAGCGGCATTTCCGCACCTCCTGGGAAGGTCAGGAACACGTCATAAAAAGCCCATCCGGCGGAAAGTCCGGGAAAATTGATGGCAACAATATTTTCGGGATTGACGGCGCTGCAATCCAGCAGCCGGACACAGGCGCCGGACATAGCAACGGCGGCGCGGACCGTGCAACCGGCCAGATCCACTTCCTCCGGAGGATCAAGCGTCAAAACCAGCTCCCCCGGAACATGTGCCGTGGCGGAAAAATTGAATGTAGCGGGCTCTTGCATATAACTATATCCCCACCGTCTCTTTTGCCCTTACTCCGACATGACGAGCTGGCCGGGCTTCCAGGTTTCAAGAATCCTTTGTATGTCCTTCAACGTCAATGTTTGCTTTTCCGTTGCCGACAGGAGCGAGGATGACAGGCCCAGGCTCTTTCCGCCGTTGCCTACCTCAACGCCGCTTTGTTTGATAATGTCATTCAGGCCGGGGCCGTCTCCCAGGGATTTCTGCCTGGTCTGGATCCGTTCAAGCGCTACGTCGCGCCGGGCCATTTCAGCGGCGTCCTTTTCATCCATGCCGGCGTCCTGGTAGCTTTTCGTTTTTTCCCGCAGGGCTATTTCATCCCGGATCTTTTGCGCCCGTTGATCAAGCCCCGCTATTTCCGCGGCCATTAACTCCTGATTCCGGCGCGCCCCGGATTCCATTTTTTCATAATCTTTTCTGGCGTCAGACAGTTCTGCATATTTTTTCCTCAAATCGTCCAGGGCCTTAATTTGATTCATCACGGCATCCGTAGGTTCCTGCCGGGACAATTCGGCAATGCGGGACGTGATGCCGGCCATGCCGGGCTCGGAACCCATGCCGCGGGCTTCCCGGTCCAGCCATTCCCCGCGTTCCCGGAGGCTTTTTTTCTTATAGGTACGGTCAGATTCGCTTTTCATCCAGGAGGCTTCCAGTTCCCGGAGTTTCTTCCGGTTCTGCTCCGCTTCCCTTTCCGCCTTTTCCCGTTCCTTGGCGAGTTCTGCCAGGCGTTTTTCCGCGGCGGCCTGTTCCCGGATCCGGGCCAGGGCTTCTTCACGGGACGATTGATAAAGGGTGTAAAGATCCGTCAGGCTCCCCACCACGGCGGCCTGATCCTTCCATTCCTCCGATTCTTCGCCGGCGGTCTTGGCGACATATTCCAGTTCTTCTTCCGCGCGGCGCAAATTGTTCAAGATCCTGTTCCCCACGGCGTCCACATCCGTTTCCGTGTTGGCATTTTTCATGCCTTCTTCATACGCCCTCCACTCATTATCAAGAAATTGTCCTTTTCTTACGCGATCGCCCGCACGGGTGCGGGCTTCCTGGTCATTATCCCCGCCGGCGGGGGATGCCGGCGCTCCGGAAAGTTGCCGGTAAATGTAAGAGATCCCTTCACCAATCGCCACCACGGCCAAACCTACCCCCGTTGAAATAATGGCGCCCTTGATGGCGACCATGGCCGCGCGGACGGATGCCGCGATTCCCGCCGCTGCGGCGCGGACCACGCCCGCCGCCGTGGCGGCGCCCGTCCGGATGGCATTCCACAATCCCGCCCAACTGCCTTTGGCGAGCAATACCCAGGAGGACATGGACGTCAGGCTGCCCTTTGTCTGCGCCATGGCGGCCACCATTTGAGAACGGGACGTGAGAAACGCCGCTCCAATCCCAAGAACAGCTGTAGAGACATGATCCGCATTGTCCGCAATGAGGGCCAGGGCGGGCCCTACCGCCTCGCCTAACGCCATGGCGGCATCAGCGGCCCGGAACAGGAGATCCCCCGCTTTTTGCCCCCATTCCGCGGCGCCGTCCCCCCATTCCACCAGCCGGGCGTCCACTTGCTCCAAAAGGGCGCTTAACGGCCCCAGCAAGCCGGCGCCAAAATTTTCCTGCAGGTTGCCCCAGGCGTTTTCCGCCCGTTTCAGCAACCCTTCCCAGCTTTCCCCCACTTCCTTTTCCGCGTCTTTCAGGGGGCCGTCTTCCTTGGCAAGTTCCCGGATGGCGGCGGCCACGTCGTCAAATCCAATCCCGGCTTTCAGTTTCTCCTGGAGGGCATAGCCGGACAGGCCGGACGTTTTTTCCATGGCTCCCATCAGATCCACCTGGGCGGCGTTGAATGCCTCCATGATTTCAGAATTAAAACCTTTCAGCCCCCCGGAACCCTTGACCATGGCGGCCACCAGGGCATTCATTTTGCTTTGGTCCCCCTGGGCGATCGTGGCAAGCTGGCGGACCAGATCAGGCGCGAAACTTTCGGAAATGCCGCCGCGGATTAACTGGGCGGCGTTTTTGAACATTTCCGTGGGGGTATATTGGGAGGTCAGGGCCCATTCGTTGATGGTTTCAAGGATGCGCTTTGCTTCATCCGCGCTTCCCGTCAGGCCCGTCAATTCCCGTTCCACGCGTTGGATGGCCGCAGACGGCGCGACAAAATCAAAAGCCTTTTGAACAGCTCCGTCAATAGCGGCAAAGGCCGTGGAAACCATGTCTTTCACGCCGGAAAACGCAAGGCCAAGCTGCGCTGTTTTAGCCGTGGTGGAATTCACCAGGGAATCCACGGATTTCTGAATTTCCGTCAATGCCTGCTTGAATTCAGCGGCATCCGCTCCCAGCGTCACAGTTACGTCAGACATTGCTTCAAACGGTTAAAATCCCATGAATCGCTCTACCCGGTCCAGGGTGGAGCGGGAACAGTTTTTGGAAAACAGGGCATGGCGGGCGCCGGATTGCACAAGCACCATGACTTCCCGCTTTTTCACTTCATCCACCAGCCGCCGTTTGTTATGAAAACCCGTGATGATATAGGCCAGAGGATCAAGGTTGTTCGGATCGTTCAGCCAGTTCCAGTCTTCCCAGCGCGCAAGCACTTCTCCCATGGTGTATTTCCCATCCCGGCTGCGTTTCCCAAACCACCAGGTGACAGCCCCGCCGGGCCCGGCGATCCCTTCGCCAATCACGCGGGAAAAACCCGGCGTGTTGTTCAGGAGGGGGAACCCCAATGTGATCAGGCACGCGGCAAGTTCCGTGTTGCGCGTGCTGTCAAAATCTTCCGGCGTCAGGATGGCGCCGTCGTTTTCGTTTTTTTTATCCGTCATAATATTGATAATTTGTTAAAATTGAATGAATAATTCGTAACTGCACTTATAAACCATGAACGTTTCCGATGTGCCGGCAAGCGCGGGGGATGATGACGCCCCCAGGACTGCCCAGGCGGCGGGCGCGTCCTGGCCGTTCCGGCGTCCGGCAAGCGCGGCCATGACTTCCGCGCAGGCGCGGGAAAAGGCAGTTACGTCCAGCACCAGGGCGGCGGGCTCCGCTTCCGCGTACCGTTGCCGGTACATGATTTCACCGGAAATTTGGTAGGTGTAATTTCCGGAAATGATTTCATCCGCGCCAGTTACATTCACCAGAAGGGCCTTGTCCCCTTCCTTCTCGCCGTCCGTTGGTTCCCAGACAGGCACGCCGGCGAATTCCGGGCGTTCCTGAAGCGCCTCCGCAATAATTTGTGCAACAATTTCGGTATTCATGGTTTATTTGTCGTAGATGTCTTCGTCCCAGCCGTCCGGACCGGAAAGCATGTAGGAATCCGTCACTTGCCATTCCTTCCCGGATCCTTCCACGGACGTCCCCATACACAGCCAGTTGAATTTTCCGGACGGGGATTCAAACGGGCCCGGCGGCGCGGCAATCGTGCATGCTTTCTGATAATTGATCGTTCCGGGATCCGTTACTTTGTAACGGGCTTGCAGCACAATTTGCGGGCTGTAAAAGCTCGTGACGCCCTTTTTTATCTTTTCAATCAATTTACTGTTATCATCCCCAAGAATGCTTCTGATGGTTTTTTGCTGCAATGGCTGCCCGTCTTTTGTTACGTCCACCAAAGACCCCATGCAGCCCCCGTTCACCAGCCTTTTCAGGGCGTCCAGCGTTTCCCCGGAATAGCTTTCCGCAAGGGTGTGCGTTAAAATGGGCTGCGGAACGCAGGTCACGGAAAGGGAATACTGCGGGCTTTCACGGGTGCTTCCCGGCATTTCAAATTCTTCCTCTTCTTTTCCGTCCATGGCCTGGCGGCGCACCCGGCATTCCGCAAAATCCCCGGCTTTCCGGGTAACGGTGGCTGTGATATTCCACAAATCCCCGCCGGCGGCTGATTGGCGGTCCGCATAGGCGCACATTTCAGCCCAGGTTCCTTCCCAGGTTTCTTCCGTATAGCCCCCGGAGACAGGCTCCCCTTTCCCTTTATTGACTACGCAATAACTGCGCTGTACTTGTTCAATCGCCATAAGTAGCTAAAAATGAATTGTCCTGTTCGATGATTTCAGCAATCAGGGAACGCATGGCACGTTGTTTTGCCCGGTCCGCATAGGCCCAGCGGGTAGCATTGCCTTCCTGGACCAGCCACGCATGGACGTATTGGAGCAGGATTTTCAACGGCATGTGCTTGATATAGTATTCCGTCCAGCCGGTCGCGCGGGCCATGATCATAATCAATCCCGCCCACCCGTCCGGCTCCGCTAGTTTTTTGAGGGTGCCCCGTCCGGATCCTTGATCCCCTCCGCCTGGGCAGACATGATCGCGTTCATTTCGCGCGTCATGCCCGCCACAATTTCCCCCAGCGCGCCAAAACCCACTTTTCCGGCAAAGGCCAGGACGGCCCGGCGGATGGCTGCCGCATCGTCAAAACCGCCGCCGGCCACCAGCCGCACCACGTCTTCTTCCGGCGCCGCGTGGATCCAGACAAATTCCGCCAGGGCGTACGTGCTCATTTTTTCCGGAGGATTTTCCGCAGGTTCCGCGCCGTCTTCCAACGATGGACCTTCCCGGCGGCGGTTCAGTTGAGTCAGGCAGGAGTTATTCAGGAGTTCCAGCATAGCCATGCTTGACAGGCTGACAGGCCGGACTTTCAGGCCGTTCACTTCCGCCTGGGGCAGATCGCCGGAAACAATGGATGTGGTATTGGTTATTTCACGCATATAACTATATCCCCTCTTTCTCTTTCAGCTTCCCTCCCAGCACGGCTTCCATGATCCGCGCGCACGCTTCCCGGATCGTCCCTCCGTCACGCTCCACAATAGGATGATAAAACGCCATTTGCCCGCAATGCACCGCGCATACGCCGCCGCGCGCCAGGCGGGCGATTTCCGCCAGATCGCGCGGATCACACGTCCGAACGCCAATCAGACGCCGCCCGCCCCGGAATTCCAGCACGTCCACCCCGGCGGAACCGTACAGGTATAACAGAATTTTTGAAATGGTCTGGTCTTCCGGATATTCCTGACGGGCATTTTCCGGCCATTCCCGCCGGGACAGCAATTCCAGCGCAGCTTTGATGGCCGGACGCGTGATCCAGTAGCAACAGCCGGCCCAGGCAAGCGGCACACGGCATTGCATTCCCCCCGCCACCTTTCCGCGGTCTTTCAGGCTGCGCGTGATTTCCGCCGGATCCATCAGCAGCGTATCAGCGTCAATCTTGATGACCGGATCATCCCCTGGGATGTCCAGCATGCACCCCAGCATGCCGCGCACGCATTCCAGGCCGTTCAGGTTCCCCCCGCGGGCAAAATAGGTGATTTTGTAAAATATATCGTTTCCTGTGGGGACTTGTGCCGGGAATAAAGGCTTCGCCGCGTCATCAAATAAATAAAATTGGGCGGCCTGGTCTATTCTCCGTATTTGTTCCATGCATATTTTCAAGCATTGGTGATCGTCTCGATATAAAAATATTGCGTAGTTCATTTTATTTAATTTATTGGTGCATAAATTTTGGAGGTCACAATCCATTCCCCCTGCTGGATATAGATTTTTCCGTTTTCGTCCCGGTGCAGGCGTATTGCGTGATCGCTATCGCAAAACAACACCGTCCAGGAATCGCTTATAAGACTATCAGAGCCATCCGGCGCCGTTTCCGCGTACAGTTCCACCGCCAATTTATTATTCCGGATAAACAAGCCTGCCTTCACGCCGTTGACGGCATCAGACCAACTTGATTCATAATCCAGCACCACATATTTCCCATTTTTCCGCAAAGGGGCGCGAAAACTCAATTCTTCCGCGGCGCCCCCAGGAGTGACTATGAGGGACAGAGCCCCCGCCTCCGTGGACAAGCCTACCTTAGCGCCTCCACCTAAATCATGGACGCTGGTATCTACCGTTAAATCAAGTTCCCCGGCCAAACCCGCCGGAGAAACTGACAAGTCCAGAGGCCATTTCCCATTTTCCCCCGGCGTTTTGGATTCTACCGCCGTTGAATCAATCTTGATCTGTAAAATCTGCGTATCAATGTCATTCCCGTCCTGGTCCTGGCCCTTTTTCCATTCCAGGCCATCCCCAGGTTCCACTTTTTGGGCGGATAAAGACAGCTTCCCTTCTTTATCCTCAATGTTGACGGAGCCGTCGGAAGAACATAATAATTTGAGCTTATAAGGATCTCCATCAGCGTCTCCGCCGTCTTCCTTTTCTTTGTAAATTAAAGAACAGTCCGCGCTGGAAGGTTCTTTTGCGTCCTCAATCAAGGCGCTGATTTTCCATGTTTTTATTTTATTTCCGTTTTCTCCGTTTTCTTCTTCTTCCTCCGCCTGAATTCCTTTCCCGGCTTTAATGACAATTTCGTCCGGGCGGATAATATAAACAGGCCCCCCGGCGTGCTGCCAAACCAGTTCTTCCCCTATGGTAGCCAACGAAAATTCCAGGGAGGTTCCACTTCCTTCCGCGGCGGTTCCTTCCTGGACCACGCCGGAAGAAAATTCCCCGGCATCATCCAGCGTCACAACAAGCTTGATCCCCCCGGTGTAGGTATCGCCCGCAATCAGGGTCCATTCTTTTTCTCCAACAACATATTCTTTCCCTTTAACAATCACGCGGCCCTGGTGGCAGCACCAGCCCCAGGCCCCCGCGTCGTCCTTCCGGTATAAAACGGAAAAATCCATTTCCGGCTGGGGCAGGGCGTCAAAGTGCTGCGGAACCATCATTTCCCCCGCGGTGCTGACGTTTTCTGACAGGTGGCGGATGCTGTCACCCAGGGCATTGAATTTTCCTGCGCTTAAAGGATCGCCTGCTTTGAAAATAGGTATCATGATTTCATGATATGTTTCCGGTTATCCCCTCATGGTGCGCTGCGCCTTTTTCAACAGCCATGATTTCACTTTTTCATCGCGCTTCCGTATTTTTGCTTTCACTACTTCATCAAGTAATTGATTGATAATAAAGTTCATGCTGGGGTGGTACGCTGTGGAATTGGTGATGATTATTTCCCACTTTCCACGGCGGTTCACCAGCCGGGCCCGCCCGCCGCCGGTTCCGTGGCGTTTCACCCAGGCGGGGATTCCGGTTTTCCGTCCGCTCAATACCGCTCCGGCCATCCATCCGGCGGCCATGCGCCCCACGCGCGCCAGGCGCCGCTTATATTCCGCGTTCAGGGCCTGTTTTGTCGTCCAGGCCCGCGGGCCGTGCCAGTCCAGCTTCATTCCCTTCCGGCCGCGTTTCATCCCAAATCGTTTCAAGTGCGTGCGCGGATCCACAATCAGCACGGGATCTTTAGGGCGCGCAATCATGAACGGGGAAAGATGGTGCGCTCCGTCGTCATAAGTCATAAGTTGGCCGCGGGAACGGTAATAGCGGGGCTTGGCAAATTCAGAACCCATAATATCCCAGCGGATCCGCGTTTCCTGGCGGTTTTTCGCTTCCGCTCCCTGGACGCGGGATCCATTTTTCCCCCCGCCTGAAGGCGGCGTCCAGTCAATCGCCGCTTTCGTGAAAATCCGGCCATAGTCCAGGGCAGCTTCATGAGCCGCCTCACGGGCGCCGGCTTCCAGTTCCCGGCAAAGCCGGGTGAATCCGGCCATGTGGAATTCTGTCCGGATTTTCATGACGCAAGATCCATGTGGATCATGGGATCTGAGTTCCCGCTTGTTACCGTGGTAATATAATATATGACCGGCTGATCCCCCAGCGGGGCGGAAACGGTGAGGCGGTCCCCGGCATGCGGACGCTGGGGAAGATCATGGGCTCTCAACATGCAATGTGCCGTGACCTGTTTTTCCGCGCCTCCGATTTCTACGGTGTACCCCACGGCGGCGGGGGAAACAACGGCGTAACAATCCGCATACACGGAGCCTTTACGCAACAGCCGTACACGTTCCCCCAATTCCCGGATCATGTCATCCCCTCCGGCCTTTAATAACTCGCGTACACTCATTTATGATAGCATAGGGAAAAGGGCCGCCGCCCGGACGTTTGCACGGTTCCGACGGCGGCCCAGGTTATAGTTCAGCAAATACCGGGGCAGTTATGCCGCAGGGTCTTCTTCTCCGGAGGCTTTTTCGGACGCGGATTCGGATGCCGCGGCGGCGGTACTCAACAGCCGCAGATTTTCCGGCAGGGCCACAACGGTTCCCACGGCGGCTTCTACGGAGTGCATAACACCTTCCATCCCAGGCACAACCCATTGTTTCAGGTACAGCTTGATGCCGCCGATGCTGCCCAGTTCGGAAACAAAAATGGCGCCGTTTTCGGTGGGGATCAAGGGCTGGCGGCTGATGATGCCGATGGCATTTTCATACCCCATATATCCAATGGTTTTTTTATCGTCAGACAGGGCTTCCAGGCCGGTAGCCTTGTAAATGCCGCCAATCCCGTACACGCCGGTTTCCAATTTCAGGCTGTCCGCGTTATAAGGCGTCAGCTTGGCGTGGTAGGTGGGATTCACCGTCAGGGCGGACACTTCCGGGATGATCAGTCCGGAAAGTACGGTTGCCACGTATTCCGGCGTGAAGCTTTCCAGCGTCAGGCCGGAAATTACTTCCGGCTTGGCGGCCTTGATCTGCGTATGCAAGTCCTTCAGGACGGCCTTGGCTACGGTTTCAATAGCCTTGTTCAGCTTCCCTTCCAGGCGGCTTCCGGCGGCCATGTCATAGGATGTGACCAGGAACGGGCGGCTGTAGCGGTTGCACTCAATTTCAACGGCTTCCGTTTCGACGGCTGAAACGTTCCAATCTTTCGTGTTCTTGAGGGCTTCCCCTACTTCTTTGGCAATTTCAATGGTTAGCGTGACGGCCCGGCCAGGCCCAAAAGTTACAATTTCATTTGTGTAGTCCGTTGTGTAACGGTCCAGCGGGGCAAAAACCTCGCTTACCGCGGCAAGGCTTTTGCTTGCAACAGTTTTCCAGCCCAGGCCGGCAATGCTGTTCGTGTTTTCCGTCATGTGCATGCTGGGCTTCTGATCGGTCAAATTCGTGACCGGGAACAGATCCTTCATATTAAACGGCTTGTTTCCTTTATTGGCGATAGTCATATGTTTTTTGTTTTCTAATAGTTGAATGTTAATATGTTGTTATTCTTCGGAAGAAGCGCTTCCGAACGCATAAACGGTTCCACTTACGTCCAGTTTCACGGGGCCCGTGTTGGTCATGCTGCGCTTGACAGTCTCGATGAATACCGTTGTGGCTTTTGGCGTGTTGTTCCAAATGGGCGGAATGGTATTGTTCAAAAGAAGGGTGCTTCCCATGGTCAGCGTATAATCCCCTCCCAGGGGGAGGGCGCCGGACATGCTGAAGCCTAATTTTTCGTCAATGATGTAAACACCAATGACTTTTCCCATATGATCCTTCTGTTCGTATTTCTCCATGGACCCGTCAAAATTCATGCTTTCGACAAGGATCCCGGATTCGCTGTTTTTGATCCCGAATTCCGGCGTTGTACCGTAAAGAGTTGGCATCGTATGATTTCTTTCTTGGTTGATTCCCCGGTCTGACGGGCCGGGACGTAGGAATCTCAATCGCGCTCAAAGCCATTTTTTCACGGCCTCCGGATGGGCGGATGTGACGGCAAGGCGGTCATCCACGGACAGGGCCATGAATTCTTCCCGGCTGGCGGGCAGGGCTACCGTTTGCGCCGGGGCGGTCATTTCGGTTTCCGTGGCTGACGGTAGATCGGAAGCGGGAATATTCAGGGCCGCCAATCTGGCCGTAACCTGTTTTTCCACCAGTTGTTCCGTGATTGACGCCTGTTGATCCTGGGCGGCTTTCAGCTTCGCCACTTGGGCCTTCAGGCCCTTGTTCATGGCGGCTAGGCGGCTGTTTTGCGTTTTCAGCGCTTTCAAGGGATCCTTCTTCTTCCCGGATCCCGTAAGGCCAAAAATACGCATGCAGATGGTCCCCGCGGCGTTTTTCAGGTTCAGGCGGCTTCCGGTCATGCCTGCCGCCGGGGCGGTTTCCTCGTCTTCGTCTTCCCCTTCTTCCCCTGTAGGGCTTTCGTCGTTTTCTTCGTCATTGTTGCCGGTTTCCGCGGTGGATGTGGATTCGTCGTCTTCGTCTCCGGCGTTTTCTTCTTCTTCTTCTTCCTCACCGTTTCCGGCGCTTTCGTCGTCATGGATGACTTCATCCACAAAGCCGTAAGCTATGGCTTCCGCTGCGCTGTAATAGACGCTTGCCTTGTGGTCATTGCTGACCTGTTCCCAGGATTTCCCGCATTTTTCGCCGTAAATGCCGAACATTTTTTCCCGTTCCTTGATCAGCATGGCCGCATAATTCATGATTTCATCTGGATTCCCCCAAACGCCCGCATAGGGTTGATGCACCATGAATTTAGCGCTTTCGCTCATGGCTACCGTATCGGCGGCCATGCACAACAGGCTTGCCGCGCTGGCGGCCAGGCCATGGACTTCTGCCCGGACAGGCATCTTGCATGACCGGATGGCATCATACATGCTCAACGCGGAAAAAACGTCCCCGCCGGGCGAGTTGACGCGCAAGGTGATGCTGGACGCGCCCTGATTGGCGGCGGCTTTCAGCTTATCGGCAAATTCAAGGCATTGGGCGTCATCCCACCCAATAACCCCGGTAACGTCCACTACCGCCACGGCTCCGGAGGTTCCGGCTTGCATGGTCAGCATGGGCAACTGGTATGTTTTTTTTCTATTCATGATATGATACAGGTTTCCCTATATATTTTCCCCGCCGTCTCTTTTGCTCTTTTCCCCGTTGCCGGCATTTTCCGGTTCATCGTCTTCCGGAGGCGGGCCTGGGTGAACGTCATGGGCCGCATGTGTGGAGCCGATGGCGCCAGGCAAAAGTTCCGTGATGGGGATGCCGGAGGATTCGGCAATTTCATGAGCCCGGCGCAACAAATCCGCCCGGCGGTCCAAAATGCTTTCCGCGGTCATGCCCTCCGTGGCGAGCGTCCAGCGGTCCGCGTCCGCCAGTCCTTCCCGGATCAGATTGATTGCCAGGCCCCCTTCACGGCCTAAATCAATCGTCAAATCACGCTGACCCACCCAGGACACATTTTCCCAGGCGGGATCTTTACAGCGGGGGAGGCGCCCCGCCTCCATTTCCAGCGCTACTATATGCCGGTAAATCCGGTTCATGTACACTTCCCGCGCGTCTTTCCGTTCGTCGATCCAGCGCCGCAATTTTGACAGGATCAGCCGGGCCGCCGCGCTTCCTAACGTGTTGATGTCATAGAGGACTTCTGCGTCCAGTCCCACGCCGTAGGCGATTTCCGCAAGCAAATCGCGGATGAAGGCGGCCACGTTGGGGGATGGCCGCTGGTCATAAATGGCTTTCAGATCACGCCCTGGGGCAAGGCTGACTACACGGGCCCCGCCGCCGGTGACGACTTCAAAGGATTGCGCCGGATTTTCCGGCTTTTCGTCACAGCCCGGTTTCTTTTTGCCCCCAATGGCGGCGGCCATTCCGGGGGCCTTGTCTGCCTCCGTTTTCGTTTCGACAAATCCCACGGCGGCGGACAGTTTCACGCTTGCTTTTGTAAAGCCGTGTATTTCCGCAATATCCACCCCGTGCCGGATGGCGTGGATTAGATCTGATTCCCCGCGTGGAACCGCCGGATCCGGATCTCGCTGGTACAGGATGGCACAGCCGGCGGGGATGACGATACAGCGGCCCGGCGCCGTTTCCAGGCCATAAGCAACCGGGCGCCCCTGTGCGTTTGTTTTTACACCCTGGTTCCAGCCGTCTTCTTTATCCAGTCCCGGCGGGGTGATTATCTTCGGCGCGCTGTACCAGGCCACCATTCCCCCGCCGTCCAGGCCGCGGGCCAGAACGCACAGGCAATCGCCGTCAATGCTGGTTTTCCTTTCGGCCCATGCCTGCATGGTTTTCCAGGATAATTTTCCCGTAACGTCAAAAGCGGCGGGGCTGGCCACCCGCGCCAGAAAGGCCGCGCGGGCTTTCCGGTTCCAGTCCCGATCTTGCGTCGTAGGAATAGGCATCAGGCAGCCCTGCAATAGCCAAATGTCCCGGACTGCTTTCCGGATTACTCCTGAATTTTTGTACAGGTAACGGGCAGCCCGCATGACGGCGGCCCGGTCATAATCATCCATTTCCGCGGCGTCATCCAGCGTGGGCCAGTACAACATGCCGTTAGCCCAGGGCAGGGCGCCCTGGATGCCTCCGAACATTTGAGGGGGTAGGGTGCGGGGCTGGTTCAGGGCCTCCGGCATGGAGCCCAAATCTGCCTTGTTCATGCGTAACTTGTATTTTCTCTTGCGTCGTTTCATGTCAATAATCTGTATTCCTAAATCCTACAATAGTAACGCTTTGTCCCGGATTCGGAGATTGCCCCGTCTTCGCCTTGATCGCCATGTTCAGGGCGGCCAGTAGGCTTTCCGCGTCCATGCGTTGTTGCCGGCTGTAGCTACTGCCGCCGCCCCCGCTGGCGGATGTGATCATGTCAAGTTCAAGTAGCTTGTCCGCTACTTCCTTTCTTTTGGCCTTGAGTTCCTGGAGGCTGTAAGTCTCCGCCAGGGCATCTAAACTTTCTTGAGAAAATCCGCTCATACTTTATTCCCCGCCGTCTCTTTCTCTCTCTTCTTCCGGTTCGGGATCCGGGACGGATGATTTCAGGACCCACCAGGAAAACATGCAGAGCTTCACGCAGTCGCCATAGTGGTCTCCGGCAATTTTCTTCCATTGGCTGGGGCTGCCGGGTTTCTCTTCTAGTACTTGCCCGCTCAATCCCCTGATCAGATCCGGATCCGCGTTCCCCGGAAGGTGCAGCCCAGGGCCGCGTCCGTGTGCAATGCGTTCGGCGTATAGTTCGATTTTTGCGGCCCGGTCCTGATAGGTGTACAGTTCAAGGCCCGGATGCGTTTTCAAATCCGTGCGATTCCAGACGCCAAACCCCGCGGCGGATCCTTTTGTTGGATAAAGCTGGCCGGGCATCAGGGCGCATTCCGTATAGGTCGCTTCCGCGCTCCAGCCGGAATCTACTAATCCCAGCGCCGGCTGAAAGATTTGATCCCCGGCCTGATACAGCAATCCGGGGAAATGGGCGGCAACGCCTTTCCGGCCTCCCTCCGTCCGGAAACTTAGGATGGTTCCCCAGTCGATAACCCATAATTCCCCGCCGGCTGACACGGCGCAAACAACCCAATGCGTTTGTAGTTCCCCCGGATCATAGCCGGCCACCAGGTACAGCGGTTCCACGGGGGGCATTTCTCCCCGACGGTACGCGGAAGTTTTCAGGGCTTCCACAGCCTGATCTTTCACTTTAACCTGATATTTTGAGTAAGGCAGGGCTTCCCAGGAATTCCGGAAGTTCTGCAATTCCATTTGCGCCAGAAGGGCGCGGGAACTTTCTACGAATTTACGGGCAAACTGACCAAAGGAGACGAAAGGGGAATAAAGCGAATTCAAATGATACCCGCGCCGGGACGGATGCGCGGCTTCATTGGTGGCCCTCCATTCGCCCGCCTGCATCATGTCTATTTTTTGTGCGTCATAAATGGGCCGCGAACAATCCGGGCAGACATAGCGGGCGCTGGCTTCAATCTCTTCCAGGCTGTCCCCGTCCCAAACCAGCGTTGTCCGGCTGAATTCAAACCGGATCCACATCCCGCAATGGGGACAGGGCATGAAGTATTCCCGGCAATCCGTCAGGCTGTAGCCCTGCCAGTAGGGTTCATCTTCAACGTTCGGTGTACTGCTATGGATGATCAACCGCCGGGGAAAGGCTTTTGTACGTTCTTCGATCAGGGCGGACGGATGCGCTTCCTTTTTGTTGATATGTTCAAATTTCGCTTCTTCGTCCTGGATAACGTAAGCAATGGGCCGGGATGACAGACGGGCCGGGCTGGTCACGCCGGTCATGTAGATCGGCATATTGTCCAGCGTCATTTCCAGCGGGGCAAAAGATGCGGGATTCCGGAGGATATGCCGGGACAGGCAGGGATTCGCTTTCAGAAACGGCTGAAGGCGGTTGCGGGAAAAGGGCGCGGCCAGATTATCGGATGGGAGGGCCCATAGCAAGGGCATGGGATCGTGTTCCAATAAATAGGCAAGGGCCAGGAGATCCAGCGTTGTTTTTCCGGTTTGGGCTGCCCAAACCAGATACAAGTGTTCAATCCGGGTATTACGTAGGCATTCCAGCGGTTCCCGCATGTAAGGCTGACGATCCAGGGACACGGGGCCCGGCGCATTTGGGGAGGTTTCCCGCGGCAGCCTCAATTCCCGTTCTACCCATTCCACTACACTTCCCCGTGGCTGAAATAGGAGATCTTCTAACAT